TCAGCAATAAGTCTTGGCCAGAAATTGCTGTGGAGCTCGGGTACAACCTTCGCCATCTTTACCGCTTACATGATGCAGCGCTAAACAAAGTAAGAATCCCTGAAGATGTCACTGTATGTCACTATTAGTCCAAGTACAATCATGTTAATGTTAAGGTAGCGAAAAGCATCAAGGCGAAGCCTCGCGGGAGAAATCCTGTGGGGCTTTTCTTATGCCCCGAAAGTGAGGTAAACCCATGCCATTTAAACCAAAGCGTCCCTGCGCCTACCCCGGCTGCGGTCGGCTCGCTGAGCGTGAGCAATACTGTGCCGAGCATCAAAAGGTCGTGGACAAACAATACAACCAGTACCAGCGAGACCCCAAGTCCAACAAACGTTACGGCAGAAGCTGGAAGCGCATCCGCGACCGCTACATCAAGTTGCATCCCCTCTGTGAGGAGTGCGAGAAGCAAGGCAAGCTGATGCCTGCCGAAGAGGTCCACCACATCCTCCCGCTCTCCAAGGGCGGCGGCAATGAAAAGAGTAATCTGATGGCTCTTTGTAAATCCTGTCACTCCCGAATTACTGCTGAGAGCGGTGACCGGTGGGGGTGATCAAATCTCTAAAACTTTTCAAACTGGACAGCGGCGTGGGGCTTCGTGTTGAAAAACGCATATTCAAACGAGGGAATAGCCCCAGCCCTGCAAAGTGAGGTGATATTTTTGGCAAAAGACGGTACCAACCGTGGCGGCGCTCGTATCGGTGCAGGCGCAAAAAAGAAGCCATTAGCCGACAAAATTTCCGAGGGTAATCCCGGCGGCAGGAAACTAACTGTGATGGAATTTCAAGATGCAGCAGATCTCAAAGGCCTTGAAATGCCTGAACCAAACAAAATGCTCGAAGCCATACAAAAAGACGGCAAGACGCTCGTTGCAAGTGAAATCTACAAATCCGCCTGGACTTGGCTGAACGAACGTGGCTGTGCAGTGCTTGTCGCTCCGCAGCTTTTAGAGCGATATGCCATGAGCGTGGCCAGATGGATTCAGTGTGAGGAAGCAGTCACCGAATACGGCTTTCTGGCAAAGCATCCCACTACAGGCAATGCAATTCAGAGCCCCTACGTGGCGATGGGTCAAAACTACATGAACCAAACAAACCGCCTGTGGATGGAGATTTTTCAGATCGTAAAGGAAAACTGTACCGGCGAGTACAGCGGTGTGAATCCGCAAGATGATGTTATGGAGCGGCTCTTAACCGCCCGGAAAGGAAAATGATATGACAAAATACAAAACTTCCGAAAGTGTCTGCAAGGGTCACCCGGATAAACTCTGCGACCTGATTGCAGACAGCATTCTTGATGCGTGTCTTCGCAAAGATAAATCTTCCCGCGTGGCCTGCGAGGTCATGGCGACAAAAGGTAAAATCATCGTAGCGGGCGAAATCACCTGCTCGAAAGAAGTAGACATCCGCTGGGTGGTCCGCAGAGTTCTTGAGGAGGTCGGCTACAACCCATGGAAATTCATTGTGTTTGTATTCGTCCACCAGCAAAGCAAGGATATCGCTGGCGGTGTGGATCAAGCGCTGGAATCCCGCGCGGGAGATACCTCTTGGTATTCCATGCTCGGCGCTGGCGACCAAGGTACTGTTTATGGCTATGCCACAGATGAGACGGTAGAAAAACTTCCGCTCCCTCTCGTATTTGCTCATGGCATTTGTCAAAAGCTCGATAGCACCATGAAAAATGGCGTCATCAAAGGCATTGGTCCTGATGGCAAAGCCCAGGTCACTGTCGAGTATGAAGATGACAAGCCAAAGCGCATCAAAACGATTATTGTTTCCGTGCAGCATCGCGCTGATAAGGATTTAGAGATTCTCCGCAGTGAGATCATCTCCCAAGTGCTGTGGCCGGTGTTCGAGAAGTTCCCATTTGACGATGCGACAGAAATACTCATCAATCCCTCCGGCCGCTTTGTCGAGGGCGGACCTGCAGCGGACACCGGTTTGACCGGTCGAAAGATAATGGTCGATAGCTACGGCGGCCTTGCTGCTCATGGCGGTGGTGCCTTCTCCGGAAAAGACCCGACGAAGGTTGACCGCTCCGGTGCCTACATGGCTAGAGCTATTGCAAAGAACATCGTCCGTTGCGGCTATGCCAAACGCTGTCAGGTGGCCATCTCCTATGCTATCGGCAAGGCTGATCCTGTTGCGGTTGAGATTGACACCTTCGGTACGGGTGCTGTCTCTGATGAGATTCTTCGCAAAGCAGTCCTTGAGGTTTTTAACCTGCGTCCAGCGGCAATCATCGAAGCACTGAGTTTGCGAGATCCGATTTATGCAGATACAGCAACCTATGGCCATTTCAGCGGAACGCTTTCTCGCTGGGAATGGCTGGACCGTTATAACGAACTAAGAGAGGCGGTAAAGAAATATGCTGATTGAGAAAAAGAAAACCGCCGAGCTTCTGCCTGCGGACTACAATCCCCGCAAGGACTTAAGGCCTGGCGATCCGGAATACGATAAGCTGAAGCGCTCTATTGAACAGTTTGGATACGTCGAGCCGGTTATCTGGAATAAGGTGACCGGCTGTGTTGTAGGTGGGCATCAGCGTTTGAAGGTGCTCATCGACATGGGTATCGCCGAAGTCGAGTGCGTAGTGGTCGAGATGGATGTTGAGAAGGAAAAAGCACTCAACATCGCGCTGAACAAGATTTCCGGTGAATGGGACAAAGAGAAGCTGGCTCTGCTCATTGCAGATTTGCAGGGTGCAGACTTCGATGTATCGCTCACAGGCTTTGATCCCGCTGAACTAGACGATCTGTTTAAGGATAGTATCAAAGACGGCATTCACGATGATGATTTTGACGTGGAGGCAGAACTAAAGGAACCGCCGATCACCAAGCTCGGCGACGTTTGGACTCTTGGTCGGCACCGACTGGTCTGTGGCGACAGCACCAAGAAGGACACTTTTGATTTGCTGATGGCCGGTGCAAAAGCCAATCTCGTAATCACCGACCCGCCGTACAACGTCAACTATGAAGGCAGCGCTGGTAAAATCAAAAACGACAACATGGGTAACGACGCCTTCTACCACTTTCTGCTCGATGCCTTTACAAACACCGAAGCGGTCATGGCAACTGACGCCAGCATCTATGTTTTCCACGCCGACACCGAAGGGCTGAATTTCAGGAGAGCCTTTTTGGATGCCGGTTTTTATTTGTCTGGTTGCTGCATCTGGAAAAAGCAGTCGTTAGTTCTGGGGCGCTCTCCGTACCAATGGCAGCATGAGCCTGTGCTCTACGGTTGGAAGAAAACCGGAAAGCATCAGTGGTACACAGGCCGGAAGGAAACCACCATCTGGGAGTTTGATAAACCTAAGAAAAATGGTGATCACCCGACCATGAAGCCGGTCCCGCTCTTGGCGTATCCGATTATGAACAGCAGCATGAGCAATACCCTGGTGCTCGATCCCTTTGGCGGCAGCGGTTCAACGCTCATCGCCTGCGAGCAGTCTGACCGATCCTGCTTCACCATCGAGCTCGACGAGAAGTTCTGCGACGTTATCGTCAAGCGCTACATCGAACAGGTCGGCTCTGCTGACAAGGTTTCTGTCCAGCGTGATGGTCTGCTCTACTCCTATGCAGAGGNNGCTCTTCCTCCGACTCGATTTGGCACATATATTTCTCGAAAATCACTTGCTATATGGTGCCTTTAGAGTGATGTATGTACATACCAAAACGATAGGAGGTTTTGAAAATGGAAATCAAGTACAACGTAACCGGACCCGACCGCAAGCGACTGGTACAGGCCATCGCGATGATTCTCGAAAGTGACGCCAAGTACCTCGGCGTTCCATCCTGTGCTTATCAGGTGGACAACTTCACCATCAGCAAGGACGGCATCCTTTCCTTCGACGACCACGCCAACAGCGGCGCGGCTGAGCAGCTTATCGAACGCCTCTCTGAAATGGGCTTTGAGGCTGAGATCGAGGAAGTCACAGATGGGCTTTGCATTGAGCTTCCGCTAAAAGACACCACCGAAGCAGCGATTGACAACCTGCGCAGGATGGTGGACAGCAAAGCAACTCTTATTAAAAAGGCACTCGGTGCTGATAGCTTGGAAATTGAGATCACCGAGGAGCGTATCCGCTTCCCTTGGTTCGATCGCATTCCGGAGCCTGAGGTCATCAGTGCAACTGCTCATTTCCTTGGGCATATGCTTGATGCAGCGAAGAGCCATAAGCGTGTGACTGCCAAGGAAAAAGAAACGGACAATGAGAAATACGCCTTCCGCTGCTTCCTCCTGCGACTCGGATTCATTGGTGATGAGTTCAAGGAAACGCGCCGGACGCTTCTTAGGAACCTGACCGGTAGCGCCGCATTTCGAACAGGAGCCAAGAAAGGCTTCAGCGCAGAGGACCTGGACGCCGCTACCGACGACCCCGCTGTAGTAGAAGCGGTAAATGCCCTGCTGAATGAAAAGGAGGCAACTGATGATGAGATTTCCGAATAAAGAAGTAGTCGAGCGCATCCGCCACCAGTTTCCGACCGGTTGCCGCGTGGAGCTTCTTCGCATGGATGATGTGCAGGCTCCGCCCATCGGCACCAAAGGAACCGTAATCGGTGTGGATGACACAGCAAGCATCATGGTTAGCTGGGACAACGGCAGCGGACTGAACGTGGTCTATGGCGAGGACCTTTGCCGGAGGTGCGATGATGACCGATAAGGTGCGAAAGCAGATCCTGGCCATTCGCGACACCGGTCTGACGAATATGTTTGATGTAGTATCGGTGCAGCGCATCGCAAATGAAATGGGCTTTTATGAGCTGGTTGTGTACCTCGAAGAAAACCGCAAAGAATATGCCCACTTCATCCTGACCAGCGAGGCGTAAAACACATCCCTTTCATCACGATATTTGGTGCATTTTTATCTCTGAATTGACTTGCTATTGTGTGCTTTCAGAGCGAATATACACATACAAAAACGAAGGGAGTGCACACCATGTGGAAAGAAGGAAGCCTTAAGATTCACAACAGCATTTTTCATTACTGGATGAAGGTTTACGAGGAAGGTTCCCAGTT